TGGTATACGAATGGCGAACACCTTGACGCGCTGACGCGCGACCTGAGTAGCATATTTGACGAACGACGGGCGCGGCTGATTGCCATGACTGAAACGACTAGCGCCGCCGCTAATGGCACGCACCAAGCCTACACCGCTTCCGGCGTGGTTGAAGCGATGACTTGGCAAGTTGCTAATGACGAGAGGGTATGCCCTTACTGCGGCTCTCTTGATGGGCAGATAGTAGCGTTGAATGGGAAGTTTAGCGACAAGCTTCCTGTTGAACTGCAAGCCAAGTTGAAGGGGCGCACCTTTGCGGTACCCCCAGCACATCCGGGGTGTAGGTGCCGCATCGGGGCACAAGTGATAGAGGTAAGTAATAGTCAGCCTTGAATAAGGCGCGGTTGATTCGGGTTATTGATGGCTCGCTTAATGGCTTTGATACAAGACGGCATTTGATGAAGAACTTGATTGTCAGTGAATCGCAAAACGATATAACCGGCTTTCACAAGATAGGCGTCTTGTCCCTTGTCTTTTGCCTTGGCGCGCGGTCGATCATGCCAGTACACGCCATCACATTGAACGATGATGGGATATTCGGAAAGCTTAAAGTCGACCATGAACTTATCAAACATGACGACTTGCTCATCGAAGGCGATGCGGTTCTTACGCAGAGTATCAGCCATCGCACGCTCGATGTTGGTGCGCTGACCGGAGGCGAACCGTTTGAGGTTTCCGAGTATAGCATGCTTCTTGCAGCAATACTTGGTGCGTTCTCCGCGGGATGGGAATGTTTCAAACTCTTTGCCGCAGTAGGCGCAGACGATAGCGACCTTGGGCTTCCAGTTGGAATTTTCAGAACCACGACCAGGGGTAAGCTTACCCGACGCATGGAAGCACGCCAAGGAGCAGTAAAGGGCGTTCTTCCCAACACTCTTGCGCACCTCAAATTGCTTGCCGCATTGCTGGCAGACGCGAGTTATCTTCGGGGCTTTCTTGTGAACTTGCTCTTTGCTGTTGCGCGCGTTGCGGCACTCAGTAGAGCAAAACTTTGCGCCAGTGTAGCCGCGAGCGTTAGTCAGAAATTCCTTGCCGCATTGTTCGCACGTGACGGGGATGCAGTCGACAGACATACATTTGCGGCTGCAAAAGTTGTATTGCTTCACGTGGGAGTAATGCTTGCCGAACTTCTTACCGCAAGCCTGGCAAGTAACGTTTACCTTGGGGTGTCGGGGCATAAAAGAAACCTCCTGTCAGATGGTTGGCATGTGTGCTTAGGACACGCCGCGCCGACAGGAGGCATACACAACTATATCAGGTTGAGCACCAACCATCAAATGCAACGTGTCCTAAGCCCCTTCATTATAGCACAGATGGAGGTATGCGGCAATGGCTGACCTATCCATCGAAGTCAAGGGCATCGACGCCACCATGTCATCGCTCAAGCGCATCGCCGCATCCGACGCTATTCGTGGCGCGGTGTCGGCGTCCGTGATTGAGATTGAAACCTACATGAAAAAGTACCCACCCAAGCCGGCGGCGATACAGGGGCCGGCAATGGCGCCCGTGCGCTTCACTACACGCGGCGGTAAGAGTGCTGACTTTATGGCGCGGTCGCGGGGCTGGACCAAGGGGCGGCGGTCGTACTACGAAGGCTACAGGCGCACCGGCAAACTTGGACAGGCGTGGACCACTAGCGTGCGGCAAACGGCAAATGAAACCGTTGGCAAAGTGGGCAACGCCATCAACTATGCCAAGTGGGTGCAAGCCGCCGCGACGCAGGCATGGATGCACAAGGGGCGATGGCGCACCGACAGGCAGGCAATCGCGCAGTTTGAGGCGAAGATTGTCAAACGCTTCCGCGATGCGATAGAGAGGGCGACACGATGACAGACGAAACATTGCTCGCGTTCGGCGGGGCAATCAAGGCGCTAGGCGACGGGCGCGTAGCGGGCTACTTGGTGCGCTACACCGACGCGACAGCACCAGACCTGACCGGGGATTTTTTCGACGGGCGCACTGATTTTGATTCCGAGGACGGCGACCGCGTAACCGTCTATTACGGCCACGGCTTTGACCCGGTGCTCAAGCATCGCAAGCTCGGGCGCGGCACGTTGCGCTTTGACGATGTAGGCGTATGGGTTGAGGCACAGCTACAGATGCGCGACGAATACGAGCGCGCTATCTACGCGATGGCAGAGGCGGGCAAGTTGGGTTGGAGCAGCGGCACGCTTCCGAACCTTGTCGAGCGCGAGGACGAGGGCGAGGCCAAGCGCATCACCCACTGGCCACTAGGCAAGGACGCAAGTCTGACACCTACACCGGCCGCGGGGCTTGTGGCAACACAGGTGCTACCGCTTAAAGCGTGGTTGGCACAGCAGGAGCCGACGCCGGCAGACGAAACAGAAGTCAGTACCGAAACGGCAGACGCCGAACCTATCTCGGAGGCGGGCGAACAACCCGCGGTAGATGTGGAAGCCAAAGCTGCAACGGTTGACGATACAGCAGTAATCGAGCAATCCGAACCAGACGACGCGGGCGACGTTCCCGCGGTGGAGAGCATCACAATGGAATTTACCGAAGCCGAAGTTGCTGCTATCAAGGCGGCACTTCTTACCCCAGTTAACCCCGTCGTGCCCGTTGCGGCGCCCCCCGTCCTGACGATGGGGCGCGGCGACACCGAACTCAAGGCGTTGACGGCATGGTACAAGCGCGGCGATATCGGCGGCGTCAAGCACCTGATGGAGAGCGACGGCAGCATTGCGTTGTCTGCGCTCAAGGCGAGCAACGATACCGACATGAACATCGGCACGGCGGCAGACGGCGGTGACGCGGTTCCTACCGGGCACTATCAGGGCATCATTGCACGGCGCAATGAGGGCATGTTGGCGAACCAGTTGCGCATCATGTCGATTCCCGGCAAGGGCACGACCGTTAACGTCCCGATTGACAACGAAGCCGACGGCGAGTTCGTGAGCACCAACGAAGTTGCTGCTTACGACCGCGACGCCCCGGCAATCAGCAAGGTGGCGATGACCTTGGTGAAGTACAGCAAGAAAGTCGAACTGAGCGTCGAACTGCTTGAGGACGAGGACAGCAACCTGCTCGCTTTCTTGAACGACTTCGTGGGCCGTGGGCTTGCCAAGACTCACAACGCCCTGTTGATTACCGAAGCCGCCGCCAGTGGCACCAAGCTGGCTGACTTTGCCAACACCTCGATTGCCGCCGGCAAGCTTGAGGAAATGGTTGGCAATGGCACGCTTGACCCGTATCTGGACGATTCCGGTTCGGTGGCGTGGATTATGCAGCCTAGCACCAAGTGGGCAATCAACAGCATCGTCACGACTGACCGCTTCTACACCGGTCAGGAGAACGTACCGCCCCGGCGTGGTGGCGACCTGCTCGGCTATCCGGTGCACACCTCGGCTAAGGCCGCGGCTATCGGCACGGGCAACAAGTCGGTGTTCTTCGGCAACTGGGGTTACATGGGCTTCCGCGAGGCTCCCGGCTTGACCGTGCTCCGCGACCCCTACACCCTGGCTGCGACCGGACAGATTCGGTTCGTGTATATGTTCCGCGCTGTCTACAAGGTCTTGCAGGCGGGCGCAATCGGCTACGGGCTGCACGCCTAGGCTAAGGGGGAAACATGCGCAAAGCAACAATCGCAATTGTAGTCTGTGCGTTGCTGGCGCTTGCCCTATTTGGTGCCATGAACAGTGGGGGCGGTACTCCCGCCCTCGCTGCCGCACCAACACCGGTAAGCATTACGCAGCCTACGGGACTCAATCCGCAACTCTACACGCTGTTCTCTGGCGCGGCTATCACGGCAAGCGCGCAGGGTTCGTGTTGGGAGTTGGGCAAGTGGGCAGTCGCAGACGTACAGACGGTAATCGACGTGAGCGACACGCAGACTGTCACCGTCAAGATTCAATACAGCAACAGCGCGGGCACGAACCTTGTGGACGGCATGAACTTGGCAACCGGCAGCGCCGACGCCAACACGTTTGTGCAGGCCCCATTGTTCGGGCGGTTCGCCTGCGCATACGCCACACTCGGCACGACCAACCCCGTAACCATCAACGTTACGGCGTGGGCTAAGTAGGTGCACCCATGAAAGCATCAGCAACGCAAACGTTTGTCGCGGTAGTAGCGGGCGCTTACATCCTGGGGCAAGAGGGACAGCCGTTGGAAGTCACCGAGGCACAGGCGCGCGCACTCTTGCGGGACGGCGTGATTGTCCTCGCGGAAGGCGAATACCTGCCAGAGAACAAGCCGCAGGCTGCACCGAAACCCAAGCGTGAGGCGACCGGGGGACTGTAGTCATGTACGCAACGCTTACCGACCTAACCGCATACCTGGGGATTGACGAGAGTACCGCCGACGATGGGCTGCTGCTGCAACTGTTGGAACGTGCGCAGGCGGCTATCGACGGCATGTGCCATCGTCAATTCGAGGCGGCAAGCGACAGCACACGGCGCTATGATTTTCGTAGCGTAGACTGCTCTACCCTCTACCTCGACGCCGACCTGTGCGCCGTGACAAGCGTTGTCAACGGCGACGGCATCACGATAGGCGCAAGCGCGTACACGACGGAGCCGCGCAACATGACGCCGTCCTATGCGCTGCGCCTGCGTGACGTTGTGGGGCTGGCTTGGGACGGGTGGAACAGTGACATCGCGGTTACGGGTAAGTTCGCCTACAGCACGACGGCACCGGCAGACATCAAGCACGCGACCGTGCGGCTTGCGGCGTGGATGTATCGCCAAAAGGACAACACCGCGGGCGACCAGGCGATGATTGCGGGCGACGTGACGATACTGCCAAGCCGCATACCAAGCGACGTTGAGGCAATGCTTATGCCTTATGTGAGGCGTCACGTATGACCTATACGGAGTACGTCGCAACGCTGGCAGGGCTTGACGTGACGGGCGTGGTGAAAGTCTACACCGCACCGCCTACGCAACTGAGCACGGCGCAACTGCCTGCACAGTGGGCACGTCTACCGCAGGGCGAATCGACCGTCGCCAGCATGGGCGGGCAGATGGGCCTACCGTCGCTGACCTGTGACCTGGTAGTTGCGGTGGAGGCAATGGGCCAAAACACGCAGCCGGCCAACTACGCCAAGGCGCTGGCCATCATCGACGCATTGCAGGCGGCGTTAGCCGACGAAGCACTTGGCGGCGTAGTAGACACTTGGACGATGCGCCTGGACGCGGAGCAGATAGGCGACACGACGTATTGGGTGATTGTCGCCACAGTCACGGGGAGCGAATAGTATGGCAGGCACTAAGGGACGTTGGTCGCGGCTGTGGGTGGATGACTTCGACATGAGCACCAAGACGGCATCGGCTGAAATCAGCATGTCGATTGGCACCGAGGAAGTCACCGCATTTCAGGCGACCGCCAAGGAATTTATCACAACCGACCCCGAGAGCAGCATCAAAATCACGGGGTACGTGTCCAGTTTGGGAGCCGACGCGGGCGGGTGGGAGCAGGAGCTATACGACCGCTTTGCTGCCACGAACGTCACGCAGGTCGGGTTGATGCTGGCAGACAGCGCGACGGGCGACGGCGGTATGCCGACCTACGTGCTGCCACTGACGAGCGCGGACGAGATGAAGATTAGCGCACCCGCTACGGGCGTCTTGGGCATTGACGGCTCGTTCATGGCGGGCGACTACGGGCTACGGCGCGGCGTGTGCCTCTGGTACGGCGCAATCACGGCGACGGGGAACAAAACGTCATACGACATCGGCGCGGCGGGTGCGGCCGGCGGCGACATCTACGTGTGGGTGTTCAGCATCACCGGCACGGCGACGAACGCCAGTATCAAGGTGCAGAGCGCAGCCACGGCGGGCGGCACCTACGCCGACGAAGGCACGGTCACGTTTAGCGCGGTGGGCAAGGCAACGAGCGCCGCCATGACGGGCGCGGTGTCGCAGTGGTTGCGGGTGAATGTGGCGAGTATGGGCGGCGCGACCGGCTTCACAATCGCCGTGGTCGCGACGGTAGACGGGGTTACACAGCCCGCATAACGGGCAGGGGGAATTGAGCAATGGCACAGAAGGCGCGTGGGAATACCACAGTAAGCTACAACAGCAACGCTATCACGGCCTACGTGACGCAGGCCGACCTTGAGCGCACGATTGACCAGTTGGAGACAACCTCCCTGGGCGACACGGCAAAGACCTACATCGCGGGCGATGCTGACAACAAGTTGACGCTTTCGGGCAACTGGACGGTTACGCTTGACGGGTATCTCGCACCGGACGCCGGCAGCGGCACCAAGCGCACCGTCGTCATTGTCTACACCGAAGGCGCAGCGACCGTCACTTACACATGGACGGCTTCCGGCAGCAACGGCGGCGAGATTGAGAACTATGCGATTCAGTCCCCGGCTAACGGGCTGCGCACGTTCTCCTGCGACCTGAAGCTTTCCGGCGCACCGTCCCGCGTGGCGGCATAAGGGGTGGTTCATGGCTGATAGCGAATTGCCTACTTGGGGAGTCGAAAAGGGGCGAGAGTTCGGCAAGATGGTCTGCGAGGCGCTAGGTGTAAACCCGCGTTTCGTGCGCCGCGTGACGATTGCCTGCGATGCTAAAGACGCACTTCGGGTGTCGTTTGATTGCTACTCGAAACTGTCTGAGGCACCAGAAGTAACAATCATGCTGCGTCAGTTGGTGGAAGCTAACCCTGACATTGTAATCAACTACACACGCCCCGTGTACGACCTCACCAACATGGCAAGCATCGCCACGGAGACGGGGGAGTAATGGCTGACCCGATTCGCATTTACTGCGATGACCCGGAGTATAGCGAAACCTGGATTGACATCGCGCCGCGTTGGACGCAGGCAGAGATAGAACACATGTACGCCGCCAACGGTGACGAGTTTTATGCGTTCCTGCGCGCCAAGACGGTGGCCATGTCAATCCAGACCAACACCGGCGCCGTGCTGACGGACCCCGGCGCACTCACCGACGACGGGCTGCGGGACGTTGACGTGTTGCTCTTTGGCTGGCTAGGTGCGGCGATGCCGCGGGCGGTAGCAAAGCGGCGCGCACTGGGAAACGCATCCGCGCGACTGTCATTGCCCACGAACGGGACGGCGACACCGACGACGCCGGCGACAGCCGCGCCGATGACGACGTAAGCGCGTTGCGGGGCATCGCGGAAGCGGTGTACCTGCACAACAATCGAGAATATCTCGATTACTGGCTGATGCAGAAGTTTCCGGGGCGCACGCTTGAGGAACTAGACGGTATCGACTGGCTCAGGTTGCAACGGGCGTTAGAGGTGGGGCGAATCGTGGAACTAGAGGGCAAAAACACGCTAGTCACCGAAGGGAAGCTACCCGCCGACGCGTTGACCTCGCGCGAGTGGGCGCAGATACAGCGCCACAACGCCATCTTCGACGAATGGGAAGCGGCACATGGCGAGTAACGTAGACATTGCCATTCGCGCCAAAAACGAAGCAAGCGGCGCGATCCGGCAGGTTAGCGCCGACCTTGGCAACCTGGACGACGCGGCGCAGGGCGTCGGCGGCGGGCTAGGCAATCTCGGCGGGCTGCTGGCCGGCGGCTTGATTGCGGGCGGGCTGACGATGCTCGCGGACCAGGCCATCGGCGCGGCGGGCGCAATCTACGACCTTGCCAAGTCTGCGGCGTCGTTCGATGCGCTCAAGGCGTCGTTTAACGACCTTGCCAGCAGCGCGGGGCAATCAGCCGACGCTATGCTGGCATCGTTGCAGCGGGCATCGTTTGGCATGATTTCCGACGCCGACCTGATGCTGTCTGCTAACAAAGCGATGATGCTAGGCGTAGCGGACACCTCGCAAGAGATGGTTGCGTTGCTGGACGTTGCCCGCGTTCGTGGTAAGGCGATGGGGCTATCTGTCACTGAGGCTTTCAACGACATTGTAACGGGCTTAGGGCGTGAGTCTGCGCTAATCCTTGACAACCTTGGTATCACGCTTGACCTTGACCGCACCTATAAAGAGTACGCCGCAGGACTCGACAAAACGGTATCGGCGCTGACGGCGGTAGAGCGCAAACAGGCGTTAGTCAACAAGGTGATGGAGGATAGTAAAAGCCTGAACACCGCCGCACCGGGGGCAAGCGGGCAGGCTTTCGCCCAACTCGACGCGTCCCTTGCCAACTTCAAAATCACCGCGGGCACGCTTGCGGAGCCGATTGCGGCAGAGATAGCCGCGGGCGCAGCGCAGGGGCTTGGCAATCTGTCGCGCATCCTCAATGAATCATTAGCGCAAGAGGATATGAGCGGCGCGGGTAAATTTGGCTATGCGCTTGGGCTAGGTATCAAAGAAGCGGTTATCGCGGGACTAGGGGCGGGCGGCGGCGGTAAGATTGAGTTCCGCACCCTGTTTAGCGATGACTTTCTGAGGTCGGCTACCGAGGCGGGGCTGGCGACGCGCAAAGCCATCTTGGAGGGAATGCCCGAAATCCAGAACGCGGCGGCGGCGGCCCTTGGCGACGTTAGCGGCATGACAAAGCCTGAGCAGCAGCGGAAGAAATTGCAGGAGTTGGAATCGCAGATTCAGGCGAATTTTGACGCTGTAATGGAAGATACGCGCGTGCTGACTAAGCTCATGGACACCGGCAATAACGACCTGATGGCGCCGGTTTTCGACGTGCGAGCGGGGCACCTCGCGGAACTCAAGCGGGTGCGGCAGGAGTACGCAACGCTCATGGAGGGTATGCGCAACGTCCCCGGCCCCGTGCTCCCGGTGAGTGATTCGCTGTGGGACAGCGTTACCGGATGGCGCGACCTGACACGCGCGGCGAAAGATGCAGTATCCCCCACGCAGCAGGCGGCGCAAGCGGAAGCGGCAGCGGCGACCGCATCAGCAGACGCGGCGACGGAGGGCTTCAATTTCGCCGTTGCGCTTGACGCCGTGACGTTCAGCTCCAACACCGTCGCGGACGCCATCAGCGCGGCGGGCAATGCCGTGGGCACCATACGCGGGCTGATGGTTGACGCAGCAGCAGCAGGCGGGGACCAAGCGCGGGCGATGGAGGGCTTTGCCAACGCGGGCGACATGGAAAACCAAGCCGCCAACCTAGCGCGCACGCTGTCCAGTTTGGGCATAGACGACACAACGATAGCGTACACGATTCAGCTCAATACAGCGGAAGCCATCGCAGGCGCGCGCGAGTTTGCGAATGAGGCGCAGAAGGCAGCGAGCACCACGGCGAACCTGACAACGGAAGCCGACCGCGCCAAGGCTGCGCTGATTCTGGCAGGCTACGCAACGGCGTCATTTGCGTCGGGGCTGTCACAGGTGCAGGCGCAAGCGGGCGCGACGATGGGCGTCATTTACAACTTGACAAGCGCCATCGGGCAGTTAAACGCCGTGACAGGCGTCATGCGCAGCAACAGTGATTTGCTTGGCGGGATAACCGGTCAGCTAAACGGCGTCACGTCGGGCTTGATTGACAACATGGGGATTGACGGCGCACTCGCCAAGGGGCAAGAACTCAAGGTGCAGGCGCGCGACCAGATTGAGTCATTACGCAAGCAGGGCTACACGACCGCCGAAATCGGCGTCATCATGCAAGCCAACGTCCAGAAAACGCAGCAATGGGCGTCGGACCTGGACAAAGTTGAGCAGGCGACGGGCGGCGTCGGTGCGGCAACGAAGGCAGTTAATGACGAGTACGAAACCCTCAAGGGCAAAGTGTCTAGCGTGCTGCAAGGCGCGCTTACCCCCGATATCGGATTCGACCCGTCCAGCATTCTCCCGCGGCCCGACGATATCAACGAGAACGCGCGGCGCATTGCTGCCATTGCCAACGAAGGCATTATCGGGCAACCGTGGCTTGAGGACTTCAAAAACACGGCGCCGCAAGCATGGTCTGACATCATGGCGCAAGTGGCGCAGGGTGTGGACGCCAAGGCCGCCGCCGCGCAGATTTACCAGGATTTTCAGCAGGGGCTACGCCCCGACCTTATCGACAAAGACCTCGTTAAGCAGCGCGTCAAGGCCATGATTATCGGTGATCAGAACATGGCGGCACTCGCTGAGGAAATCGCGGGCGAACTCGCCACCGAAATGGGCATACCGCTATCGCAGGCACTAGCAGCAGCCGGCGGCGCAATGGGCGTCACCACGGGCGCGGCGGGCGATGCAGCGAAGGCGGCAGGCGACGCGACGGGCGGCACGGACATGACCGCAGGCGGCGTGTCAGCGGGGCAGACGTGGATAGCGGGATTCTTAGCGCAGGCTGACGGCACGCAGATTGTGGCGGGCATCGTGGCCAAGTTGACCGCGGAAATGCCGAAATTCCTTGACGCGGGTAAGGGTGCGGGCACGCAATGGGGCGCAGGGTTCATGTCCACCGTCGAATCCGGCATAGCGAACCCACTCATTAACCTGCTCGTCACGCTCGTTACACCGGGCATCATGGCGCAAATGGCCGCGGGCAAGTCGCAGACGGAGCCACCGCAGTAGGGGTAACACATGGCAATTAGCGCACCAGTTCTCGCAACCAACACCCTCGCCGTACCGAACCGCTACAAACAATATAGCGGCTATCGCGGCGGCACTAGCATCATGGCAGACGGCAGCATGACGACGGACCTCGTTAACACGGCGGCTAAATTGCGGTGGGAAATGGGTTGGGACTGGCTGACAGCGGCGCAGGTGACGACGCTTAAGGCGGCAGTAGATGCAATCAAGGCGTCGTCGTCGGCAAACAACTACACCGACGTAGACACGACACAGTACACCGTGACGTTAGACGACGGTTTTCTTGAACTTGAAATCGAGATGAAAAAAACGGCGGGCAACAATCAGCGGTTCGCGGCGACGTTGAAACTGAGGCAGGTGTAAACGTGAGTAGATGCGTTTCGGTGGGGAGAACTGACACGGTTAGCAAGACCGCGCCTTATGTCTCCCCCACCGGCGACACTCGATCACATCCAACGGTGTGTCAGGAACGTGAGAGCGGTGCACCGCCATTTGTCGCACGTCCTCTAGTCGCTATTGATTACATTGTAGCACGGGCGGGAGGACATTTCTAGTGCCCCGCACAATCGCGTATCGGCTGTATATCGCATGGGACGGCACGAACTACGTCGCGGAATCCGCGCGCCTGCTCCAAGCATCCGGTGAAAACCGGCTGACATCCCCCGACGCTATCGGCAGCGGGCGCGGCATTGTGGACAGATGCACGCTCGAGCTAGACAACCGCGACGGCCGCTATAGCCCCCTCAACAGCGGCGGCGCATTGTACGCCAACATACAAGCGGGCGGCGCGTACAACCGGCCCATGTACCTCGAAGTGAGCATTGACGGCGGCAGCAACTATTACAAGGTGTTCACGGGCGTCATCAAAATCCCGCAGGAGACGACGCCGACACCCACGAAGCCGGCAACCGTGACAATTGACTGTCGCAGCGTGGACGAACTGTTGCTGGGCCGGCGCATGAGTATCAGCATAGCCGACCTGCAAATGCAGAGCGCGGCGGGCTACACCGAGGGCGACACGATCGCCTATTGGGTGCAGCTCGCGGGCAAGTCGGCAACGGCTGATGATGGCGTGTTTGTGCTGCCGTATGCGTGGATGGATGATGAAAGCGTGTTGGAGGAAATCTGGCAGATTGCCGCCGCGACGGGTGGCAGATTCTACGCCGACCCTGACGGCACATTTCGTTACGAGGACATGACGCATTGGTTGAAAGCGCCGCACACGACAAGTCAGGAGACGTTTACCCGCGCCGACTTCCAGGAGTTGCAGCCGGTGTACTCGGACGGCGAACTCTACAACAGTGTCACGGTAGAGGCATCGGCGCGCACGCTCGGCGCGTCTGACGTGCTGTGGGAGCCGGACGAACCTGTCACCATCCCGCCGAGCAGCACCAAGGCGATTACATGCCGCTATCGCCAACCTGCCTACAGCGCCAACTTCCCAAGTTGGAAGGCGGCGACCGCGGGCGGGATTGACAAGACGAGCGACGTTACCGTCACCGTCACGGCGTCATACGTGCAGCGCATGGAGATTAGCATCACCAACGCCGCCACGGAAGCCGTCACCTTGCACCCGTTTAATTTGGCGGGGGTTGCGCTCACGGGCGGGCCGACGCAGGAGGAAACGCGCACTAGTGCCGCCAACGGGAGCAATAGTGCCTGGTGGACCTCGCGCGGCACGACACGCAGCAAGGCGATACGGGGCAATGCCTACATACAGACGCGCGCACAGGCGGGCACGTTGGCGCATTTCCTGCTGCGGCGCAGCGAAGCACCACGGCTGACGTACAAACTCAAGGGGTGCCCCGGCAAGAGCAGCCGCAGATGTGGCGACCTGGTGACGATTAACGACACGGCGATTATGAGCAGCGCGAGAAATGCATTTATTTCTGCTATCAATTGGAGACTAACGCAAAACGGCTTTACCCAAGATATTGAAGCGCTTGACGCTTCAGGACTCTACCCATATCAGGCGACGGGATACTTCATTCTTGGGACGAACAAACTAGGCGCGTCGGGTGGTTCGTTGACTGCCCCAATCTTCTACTGAGTGACATATGCCATACACGACGATACCAACCTTAAGTGACGGCAGCATATTAACCGCAAGCCACCTTCGTCTGCTTGGTGACAATGCCAACTATCTCAACTCGCTAGGCGGCATACCTAACCTTGCCTTCTCGCACGTCGCCACTTCGACGGGGCAATCATTGTATTGGCACATGCGGCACCGGCACCGCTACCTGTACGTCCTGGTGAGCTTCGTCAATAACGCGGACTACTTCAATGTGAAATATAACGGCAGCACAGTCTACACCAACGGCGACCCAAGCGGCACGCCAACGATTAAGTGCGACCTCAACAGCCTAAGTTTGACGGTGGGCAACTGGTATACGGTGCAGGTGGATTGCGGCTTTGTCGGCGGCAGTAGCATGGACCTAAAGCTAATCTATGAGTACCCAAGCTAACTATGGCTATTAGAGACTGGCAGCACGGAGATTTTCCGACTGCAAGCATGATGAACGAATACAAAACCGTGCTAGACGCCGCCAAAACGTCGCTCACTAGCGGCACGCCATCTATGCCGATGCAGGTTGCCGCGGAGCACGCCACGTCTGGCGAGTTTTGGGTGTGGCACTGCTACCGCTACTTGCACTATGGCAGCAATGGCGCACTTGTGGACCAGGACGGTGTATACCCCGACGTGTCACTGAGCGAGGACGAGAACGAGCTAGGCGTACTCGACCTAGATTCACTCGGCTGGCTGGCATACGGGCGCGTGTACAAGGTGACGGGCGTAACGTGGTGTCAAGAGGATTGGGAGCCGTAGAGGATGCCTAAGAACACGCCTAGCCGAATCATAGACAACAAGCAGACGCGCGCTGTGGCGTTCCTTGGCGGTAGCGGCAGCGCGTCGGGCGGCGTCAGTGACCACGGGCTGCTCAACGGGCTAGGCGACGATGACCACGCGCAATACCTGCGCACGGACGGCACGCGCACGCTCACGGGTAACATGGCGGTTACGGCAAGCGTCACCATTGACGGCGTTGACATCAGCGCGCACGCAGCCGACATCAATGCCCACCACGCCAAGCTGCACGCCATCACCGACGCAGCGAATCACAGCGTGACGGGCTCGCAGTATCAGATCGTGGGACTGACAGCCGTCAACACGCTGGGCCTGCTCACGCCATCGGCCACGCCGGCCGCCAACGCCGTCGTCAAGACAGACGGGGCATCAGGGGTGACGCTCGTGGATCTGACCGTGACGTCGGACCTGTTTATGTCGGGGTACCTCGACTTTGGTACCGACGTCATGTACGAGGATGCCACCTATCTACAGGTGACGGGCGCCAAGCCGGTCAGATTCGGACAGAACATCGGCAATGCCAACTGGACGGTGTTCAACGCCGGCGGCGCGTCGTTTGGCGGGAATGTAGATATCATCAGTGGTGGCGATCTTACTGTGATTGGGAGTGGTTCGTACGCAGGGAACAAAGTTCTCTTTGCCGACAGCAGCGGGGGCAACGTCGGCATCATGATGAACCCCGACCCACAATTCGCCCTCGACATCAACGGGCCAGCGCGGGCGACCTACTGGATTGGGCCGCACGCCATACAGTTAAAGAACGTGCTGCTGCTCAGTCACTTCGACGGGCGCTACCCCTACAGCAGCAACTTTAGCGGCGAACCAAACGGGCACATGGGGCAGGTTGCAACGGTTATCGGTGACGTTATCTACCGCTACGGCAGATACTACAAGGCGGGGCAGTTCGCAGCGGCTAACACCAACCTGATTACCAACCCGCGCCCTGACCCCGGTGGCTCGGCGTCCAACTGGAACTACAACGCCGGCACCGCGCCCGTCAATGCGGTGAGCACCAACATGCCGGAGGGGGCGGTTGGTGAGCGCGTCATCTACTACGCCAACCACCAGTTTGGCTGGCCCAACACGACAAGCGTCACCAATGCCGGTGTCTACTACCTGACGGGCTGGATTATTGCGTCAACGTCGGGGACGGTGAATTTCTACTTACAGCGCAACAGTGGCGCATTTGATACTATCTCCAACACTGTAGGGTTAGCAGTCACGGCGAACACATGGACGCGTTTCACCGTAGGCCTGACGGCGACGGCGACAGCGACCGCGCGTGTCGTGTTCAGCGGCTACGGCGCAAATGTCTCCGTCTGCAACTGGCAGTTTGAGAGCGCCAACTGCACACCCTACCACGATGGCGGCCTGACACTGGCGTCCACCTGGACCGGCACAGCGCACGCAAGCACCAGCACACGCACGGCGGCGTACCTGACCTATCCCACGTCGGGCAACATGACGACGGGCGCATTTACCGCGATGGCGTGGGTGAATGTGGAGGTTGTGCCATCCACAAACCAAACCATCTGGCGCATCGATGGCAGCACATCTGGCTACATCTGGCTGCGCCTGGTGGCGGGCAAACCGGAAGCACTGCGCGGCAACGTAACCACGGCGCAGGCGGCGAGCGCAATCACAGCGCGGACCTGGACACATATCGCGATGACGTGGGACGGCACCAGTACGCGCCTGTACGTCAATGGCGTACTAGCCGACACCGACACACCTGGCGGCGGGTTTAGTGGTATGCCGTCGATCATGTACGTCGGTGCGGCGGCGGGCGCGACTGAGATGCTCAACGGGCTGATTGACGACCTGTGCATCCTCGACCGTGTTATGCCTGGCGACGAGATTCGTTCAGTGTACGAATCCAACGCTCCGGTGTTTGCGGAGACTAGCACCTTTTCCTTTCGCCCAACCCCCAAGGGCCTTATCTGGGCGGACGACGAAGGGCTTTGGATGCGGGACACTGCCGGCAAGCCGGTGCTTGGCGTCTACGGGGGTGAGGCTACAAAGAGTTGGGGCGGCTTCAATCTAGTCCCCGGCGATTTGCTGCTTGGGAACAACGCAGTCGGCTCGTCTGCGATTTGGTGGAGCAGAGTAAGTGGCAAGTTCGGCTTCTACGGCGCCGGGTCCGGCACCCCCCAGGTGGAGATTGCCACGGACGGGCGACTGACGGCGGGCGGCGGTAAAGTATCTTTGGATTCTACCGGCTTCAAGGCTTATAACGCCGCGCTGGTCGAAACCATCAATATCAACGCTGACGGCATCTACATGGGGGACGGCGGCGCACGGACGACCATCGCCAGTTGGACAAGCGGCGGCAGGATGCAGTTTTACAGTGTTGGCGAAATCTACGAAGCCACGCCTGAAACCTACCTGGATGATTCGAGCATTAGCCGCACACTCTACCCGCTTGTCATTCGTGCCATGCGGGTAGGCAATAACGCCGCGCTTATTGAACTGGCAGCGGTAAATAGCAGCGGCGGGGCGGGGGCAAAAATCATCATAGGCGACGGGTTCAGACTCAAGGACTACTACGGCACGCCCTACAACACCAATCGGGTAATTCATGCGTCGGCAACCGACATCATCTTGGACGCCACTAATCTGCAGCTGCGCAGCCTGACTACCAGCGCGGCAGCGGTGGGAAGCTACAGCGGCAAGATTCGCATACAGATTGCCGGGACGAATTACTACATCCCGTATTACGCATCATAGGAGGCATATGGCACAGGGAGCACGCGAGCTGGCGATGCGGGTCCGAGACGGCCTGCTGCTGCTGGAAGCACAGGAACAAGAGACACCCACCACCTTGATTGGTGAGTTGGAGCAGGAGGCAGGCGCCAGTCTGCGGGCCGTCCAGAACCTGATAGACGGGATGGCACGGCAACGCCGGCTGTACATCGCCAACGGGATGCGCGAGGCCATTGCGGCCGGCGCCGATGTAGGCGGCACGTTCTCGCTGGCAAGGTGGCGGGAAATCCAAGAGACGTTCGACGCCTTTGAGACGTGGCTGGCGACACCGCTGGCAGGCTGCAAGGTGCCGCCGATCGTCGTCGTGTCCCGCCGCGGCAACCCGCCCGAGCTGGTACAGCCACCGGAACCCACCGAACCCACCCCAGAGGTGCCCGCGCCTTTGGGGCCCACTGATCCTACGCCGGAACCGCCGACAGAGGAGCCCGCACCGTGACACAACCCATCACCCTCAACCAACGCACCGCCACTACCGTGACGCAACTGTTAGACCGGATGAACCAGGCACAGGAGACGCTGCGCACCTACGTCGAAGCGGTAGGGTCTGCGCTGGATGTGCCGCCTGGCTGGCGCTTTGACGTGCAGGCCATGGCATTCATGCCGCCGGCCGGCGAACCGGTGGACCATGACCCTGAACAGGAGAGCATCTAGGTAGATGACCGCACCAACGCTCGGCGCCTATACCACAGCACAGCGCACGTCTAATGGCACAACGCTGTCCATCAGCGTGCCCAGCTATGGTGCGGGTGACACGCTGTACGTGGCGTATGTGGACGATGCCGACGCGGGTGCTATCAGCATTGATGGTACTGACTGGACAACCATTGTTGGCGACTACACGGTTCCAGCGAGTGGCGTGCCAGATTCGGGCTCCTTTGGCTTGTGGAAAAAGCCGGCCGGCGGCGGGCCATACACCATCACGTCGACGGTCAGCGAACGCGCCATCGCCTTCGCCTTTATTGTGCAAGGTGATGGCGGCTTTAACGTTTCTGTCGTCAGTGCCAACGGCTCTACCAGTTCGCCCGCAGTGGGCGACCTGATCACAACCGTAGCCGACTGCCTGCGCATCAGCATCATCGCCGATTCGACCGACCGCACGCCCGTCGGCACGTTTAGCGGGCACACGCTGTTGGCCACACACTTCTACGCCAGCGCCGGCACTATCAGCGTGCAGTACAAGGCGCTGCCCACTGCGGGCACGGACACAGGTGTCAGCACGACGCAGGCGAGCACTTACTGGACGACGCACACGCTGGCGCTGTCTCCGGTGCGCACGGGCAGTGCTTCGATTA